TTTATTCTGAATATTTAAAATCATTTAACCTGTTTGACCAACCTTTAATAAATCGTTTCTGTGACGGGTTGTTTTTAACAATGTCAATAAAGAACTTCTTCCTGGCTTCAAATATTTTTTCAAACAATTCTTTTTGATTTATGGAATTAACAGCCTTCAATGTTGCAGGCCCTACAATTCCATCCTCCTTTAATCCTAAAATTCTTTGAGGAATTTTTATACCCCAAGATCCCGAAGTAAAAACCCAATCAACTAAAATATTAGCAACCGATTGATTTATTAATCTGTTCGCTTGCCAACGATTCCAGTATATTTTCAAAACAGCTGAAAAATCGTGTTCATCTAACGCTCGAATGTCCTTAATATCAATAATACCGTCACCAGTCTTATCGTATCCGATTTGTCTCCATGTGCCTATTGTAATACCCATATTTGTAGCACCTCCTTTGTCTGTCGGATCGTTTACAAATCCAGCTTCCCATTTCGCTACTATAGGCGATAATTTTTTTATTTCTGCCATGATTAAAAAGGTATTATGATGTAGTCAAAATCTAAATTTTGGTCATCACTATCAAACTCTCTTAAGCATATCTTGAAGCTTGTATTTGTTTTCTCTCTAATCTGAAACAAAACATCTACATCTATTTGATAATTTGTTGATTTAGACACCAAAGTACCTAACACCATATAGGAAGATGTTCCTAAATTCGGAAAACTAATAGTTCTTATGTCTGTAGTCCCCTCAACATCACCTATGGATACTGTAGCTTTTCTTAATGGAAAAATAGCATTGTCCTTTATCCACTTAGTTCTATTTCCTAACAAACGAGCCTGTTCGTTCGAAACACCTCCCGAACCTGCTTCTACAGGATCAGTTGTTTCAAGTTGGTAAATTCCCGCTTCCCATTGTGATAATTCTGTTAAATTTGCCATATTAGAATGATATTGTCCAACTACCGTTTAAAATGATGTCGGAATTTTTATTTATTAATTCTCTGGTTTTTCGAGCAAACAAGGTGTTATCGGTACAAACAATACCAAATTCACGAATACCTATTCCGTTTGCGTCTCCTGCTCCAAGCTGAAAGTCAAATTTCACACTTGAAATTGTTGGATAACTAACAGCTCCAAGAGACTTTGTAAAAGCTCCAGTAATAGCTGTATCAGTTCCAACAGGTGCAGTTCCATTCGTTCCAACGGATAACTTAGTCAATTGCTTTCCAGATGTTGCTGCGCCCAATAAATTAGTAACAGCGGTACGCCCACCATTAACAACTAAATTGTTATCCTGATATTTTTCTAAAATTTTGCCTGTTTTGGCACAAATTATTTCAAGGTAAAAAAACCCTTTTAAGTTTCCAATAGTATCTTTCATTATGCGTTTGATATATTAATTATTAATTTGTCGTTTGATTCAATATAATTCTGAGTACCGTCATAATTATAAGTACTATCGTAAAAAAACGATTTATGTCCTAAATCTTCCTCGAATGGTGGCGCTTCATAAGTTAGATTTAAGGTATCAAATAATTCAGGTATTGTATCAAAAATACCCAAGGTATATGAAATGCCTTCAAGATAAGATCGAACGTTTTTGTACTCACGAATCAATTTAGCTAAATTAGATTGAGAAACTCCGTCCAGACCTACCGTATCTCCTAACTCGGAATCAATAGAAAACCTAGCCCAATCTATTAACGGATTACCCATGTCAATACCTTCTATCAAAGTAGCGTCTGTGTACCCAACTGTTCGCATTGCTTCTTTAATAGCGAATACCGTTCCCATGTATCGCTTTAATTCAATAGCACGTTTAATTATTTCCCTGCGCTGTGCATCGTTTGTAGCTACCCCATAACCAATAAATCCTTCTACATCGAATTGACGTGCTAAAGTCGGTAAAGCAGAAGCTGAAACGGTATCAATTACATAAACCAATAACGCTTCCAATTCAATGGAATTCATGCGAGCTGCAACCATGGCATCGAACGCAGCTAGATGCGGAACGCCTGCAATAGAATCGGCTAAGATATTTTCGTTTGTTTGGCTCATATAATTTTATTACCGTGAATAATTTTATCCTACATTAGTACCAGTCACGGTAACGTTAATATCTGTTATGTTTGCAAATTGCGTTTCAGTAATCACTAAATCACTTGCAGGCACAGTTACGTTTGCTTTATAAACACCATCAATCATGCACAATGCTTTAATTTGGTCAATAACAATATCTTGTCCCAATAATTTTCGACGACCATCACGGAACGCCTCTAAATTCGATATTACAACAGGCAAAATATCACCCTGAACAGCACCGTCATATAAAATCAATCCTACAGTAATTTCAGTATCAACTGCTGTTGGAGAAGTTACTATAACTGTATCCGTTAACGGGCGGATTTTATCAGCATTTAAAACAGCCTCTACAGCTTCCAAAATTTCAGTTGGAGTGGTTGCCAAATTTGCCATTAAAGGAAATATTTCAACAGTTCCAGGAATTGGATTTGTAACAGCAACATCTATAATTAACGGTGATGTTGATTTGGTCCAAAATTCATAAGCCTTGTAACTTCCTGCATTTGAAAATGCTGAAGGTGCTAATTTTATCCTATCTCGTAGCTGCTCGTCTGTTTCTTCATCCGAACCACCTTCAGTAACCGAAGTGTTTGAAGCGGTTGCTAAATATGGTTGTGGGTCAAGAATAACAGATACCGTACCAACAGCATAATCATTCGAACCTTTACCAGCCGTTTGCGCTATAAACGTAGCTGAAACGGTATCAATCCCTGTTAATACGGTTGTATCTTCAACTAATTCAAAAACAGCACGTCCATCTGTTGAATTTACACGTAATCCAGCAGGAATCACAACGTCTCCGTGACCAGAAACTAAAGTAAGTAATAGTGTAGTTTGAGCCAACGCAGCAGGTAAACGAGTTACGCCAACCAAAACACCTAAGTTATCCAACATTGGAAATCTAGCATAATCAACTAAATTCTGTAAAGAGGCATCCTGAATTTGATTTCTAAGTAACAATTCACGATAAGCGAACGAATTAATTAAAAGCGTTTCTACCTGAGCAGGTTCAAGCGTGCGACCTGTTTTTAATTCATAATCAGCAACCATTTCGTTAATGATTGTCGTTGCATCTCTGGTTATAAAATCTGGTGTAGGTAATGTCATTATTTATCTATTAAATCTGTTACGCTTGTTTTAACCTCTTTGGCTCGTCCTAAAGCTTTTTTTATTTGCGCCCAAACATCTAGCCCTGTAGCTCCTTCGAAATTTTCTTTTATTGAAACTCCTTCTATAAAAATCAACAGAATAGCACACATTTTAGTAGCAAAAAATGATATCGAAAACCATTTTTGAAAAAACTCTGAGAGTATGAAAAAATCAACGACATATAGGCAAATTATACAGGATTGATAAAGAAGCATTTTTGAGACTATTTCGCTTAATTTTCTACTGGTTATAAATTTCCAGCCTCTAATTTTTATTGACCTATAAATTCCAAAAAAAGTATCTAAAACTATAGCTGCTCCAACCGCTAACATTAAACCTTTTATAGGCGCAAAAAACAAACAGGTTGCGGTAAAAATATAGATTAGATAGGTCTTCATAAATTGATATTTAAAACAATACCGCTAAAATACAAAAATAAAGCCTACAAATTAATGCAGGCTTAAAAAATTATTTACCAGATACGTTGTTGTCTTTGGCAAATATCAATCCAAAACCTAAAGTCACAGCTGCTATAGCTGATTCGATCTGGTTAGGATGATTTACGAACAATGCAATCCCTGTAATAATTGACGCTATACCTGTCAACGTTGTTTTCCAATTTTTCATATCTATTTAATTTTACGTTTTAATTTCAGTTTTGAAAAAAGCAACCTCGCTCTCTCCAGCCAGCCTCTCGATTAGGCAGTTGCTTTTAGGTTTAAAATTTGTTATAATATTTATTGTAGTTAGAAGTTGCTAGTGTTGATAAATCAGCAGGTAATACGGCATCAGAACCTAATATATCTATTGAATCTTCAAAACTAAATTTTATAATTTTTGAAGCTGTTCTAGGTACACCATATAAGTTTTTATTTGAGCCTAAAACAAAATCAAACCATTTTGCTATACCCGTATATGAAGGTGGTATTTCAGTAAATGTTTCCGTAGTAGTATCTAGTTTTTTTATATTTAATTTATCAAAAGCCGAAAAATAAAGATGTCCATCTATACCTAGTTTTACTCCACAATACTTATCGGTTGCAGTATCAGCAGTACCAATCAGACTTGTAGTATCTGTTGTCGGGTCTAGTTTTAAAACTTGCGAAGCATTTAAATTAGAAAAATATACCATTCCGTTTAATGCTTCAGTTCCACCTGACCATTTATTTGTTCCTGAATAAGTACTACCAATTAAACTTGTAGTATCTGTTAACGTATTTAGTTTTAAAATTTGCGAAGCTTTGTAAGGCGCACCATATAAATTACCATTTGGAGCTAAAACTAGCCCTTGCCATTTGTCAATACCTGAATAAGTGCTACCAATCAGACTTGTAGTATCTGTTGTCGGGTCTAGTTTTAAAACTTGTGTATAATCTTGTGGACAAAAATAAATATACCCATTCGGAGCTAAACATGATGTTGACCATCTATTAGTAAGAAGGCTATAAGTACTCCCTACTAAACTTGTAGTATCTGTTGTTGTATTTAGTTTTAAAATTTGTGTAGCTCTCCTAGGCGCACAATAAATATGACCATTAGGAGCTAATGTACCGCTTTGCCATTTTGCAACACCCGCACCATAGTCTGAACCTATTAAAGAAGTTAAATAAGTTATAGAATCGCTTTTACCAAACTCATAAAATTGCATTGGATTAAACATAATGATTAAGCGTTAGAAATTCGTAAATAATCCTTTGTACCTACACTTGAAATAGTAGCTGTACTACCAACTGCTCCATTTAAAACAGCAGTGCTATTTACTAACGAAAGCGTTCTTCCTGAGCCTTGAATAAATGTGATTGCTCCAGTGCCATGTTTTAAATAAGAAGCACAAAAATCAGTACCTCCGTTGACTGTTATATTTATTGCATTTGCACCGTTATCAACAACTGTGTTTCGTCCTTTTTGAGAAAGACTACTTGTAGTACCTAATGTATCAGTCGTAATACTTACTGCTGTTGTAATTGTTATTTGAGATTCGTCTGAAACAACAACAGATTCAAAAATATCTATGTAATTAATGTTTACTTTATATAAATTTAAGTCAGGTTTATCTTCTGAGATAACATAGAACTCTCCTGCAAAAAAACTAGATACACCATACCCCCATATAAACGCATCTCTTTCTGTTATTTCTTGTAAAAGTTCATAGCTTTGATTTTGAATATTCCCTCTGTATACGTTTAAGTTTTTTCTAACCTCTGCATTTGCTCCGCTTTCAATTTTAACTTTAAATAAAGTATTGTTCTTTTTAAGTATATGTTGATATACTTGTGGCGATGTTTCACCACTTGAAACATGAGTATTCCAAGTAACTCCATAATCGGTTGTATAATAAACTTTCCTAATATTAGTTAAAACAACTCTGCAGTCCATTACAATATAACCATCGTTATCTTCATATAAAGTTGGTTCTGCTGAATTATCTGTATTCTCAATAATTCTTTTGGTAAAAGTTCCAGTACCATTAAAATCCCATTCTAAAAATCCTGCTCTATGGTACGTAGATGTAGATTCGCTTACATACATACCCCAAATAGGAATGTATATTTTTCCATTTGAATGTAAAATTGAATTACCTGGAGAAGTCAAATACTTAAACGTACTCGCTGTAGTTTGGTCACTTGGCAATATTTCGGTTTCAACAGCCCATGTAACTCCAAAATCATCTGAGTAAGTGTAAAATAGTTTAATTTCATTCGTGAGTGTTGGTTCACCAGAAGCAGAAAAAGAACTATAAAATAAATACATTCGATTTCCTACGTTAATTAAATTTGGATTTGCTATTTTATTTTCACCAACGTTCGTCGATCTAACTATTGAATTATTTATAATAGTACCTTGTCTTGATATTGATACAAATATTTCTGCTTTTACAATATCACTGCTTGATGTGTATCTACCTTCACAAGCCACTATGACATCTCCATTTGAAAAATGAGCAATTGTAGGTATTCTAAATGTATTTATACCTAAATCGCCACCTGTTGCAATATTTGTTTTTTCAACCCATTTTTGATAATTAACCCCTGCGTCTAATACCTCTGAATAATTTAATATTTCTTTTTCAGTAGGTATATCAGATCCATCTCCTACAGTTAAATCACCACTACCCAAAATTGAACTTCCGTTGATGGTTTTGATATTCGCTCCTGAAACTAAAATAGCCTGATAAGTACTAGCTATATTATCAATCAGGTATTTTATTTTCCCAAAAGCGGTTAAAACGGTATCAGAAGAAGTAAATGTTCCTGCTGCTGCCGAAAGACCCGCTAAGGCAGTCGCTAAAACCCGAGCAGTAGTAAAATAAAGATTAGAACTACCTTCAGGTAGAGCATCTGTGGTAGAAGCCGATGTAGCGCCTGCAATAACCCAACCTTCGTTTACGTCCCAAATATATTCCTTTGCATCTGTGCCGGTGCCAGCATCTACTACAGCATAATCTCCATCTTTTCCAGTTGGTTTTGCTGCCTGTAACGCAACTAATGATACATGTTTCCCTTGAAAATATTGATTATAATCAGCTATATTTAGTTTTAAGTCTATTTGGGATTGATAGGAATTAAATACTTCCCAATCTTCTTTGCTTAAATAACCATTAGTAGCAGTATCTGCCTTCAATATTGAAAATACATTTGTAAATGCATCGTAATTCAAAGGCGTATTAGCTGTAACAGCAGCGGCACTAGTTTGGCTTATGCTAGAACTAAAAGCCTTAAACACCTCCCTAACCTTTGCAGGCGAAACTTGCCCCGTATTATTGTCAATTATAAGAGTATTGACAAT